TAGCTGATGTAACTATGCAGATGGCTAACTTAGCATTAGAAGCGCAAGAGTCCGCAGCTGCATTCGAGATTACATTCGGTTCTGCTGCCAAAGAAACTACAAAATTCGTGAACGAAATGGCACATGCTTTTGGTATGACAAGAGCAGAGATGCAACAACAGATGGCGGTAACTGGTTCGATAATTCAAGGTATGGGCTTTACATCACAAGCAGCTGCTGGAATGTCAGAAAACATTTTAAATCTATCTGGAGACTTGGCAGCATTTATGAACATTCAAGAAGGTGCAGTTTTACCTGCCCAAGCCATAACCAAAGCATTAACAGGCGAGCGTGAGATGCTTAAAAGTATGGGAATCGTGTTACGTCAAGTAGAAATTGACCAAAAGGCAATGAACATGACTGGTAAATCTGCGGTATCACAACTTAATGACCAAGAGCGCGCTGCCGCGTCTCTAACTCTTATTGAAGAAAAAATGGGGCATATTAAAGGACAGTTGGCTAGAGAAGCACAAGGTGCAGCTAACCAGATGAGACAATTAAAAGCAGAATTTAAAGAAGCACAGACAGAAGTAGGTCAAGCATTACTTCCAGCATTCGCAACATTTATACCAGTTGTAAGAGAACTTATACCAACATTTAAAGAAGTTATGGCAACAGTAGCTTCAGTCGTACAAATATTTATGAACTCATTAATGCCAGCATTAAGACCACTTAAAGAAATAATGTCTGCATTAATGCCAATAGTAGAAGCAGTCGCAGAACTATTTGGTAATTCTTTATCTCTAACTTTAAAAGCAGTAGCTGCAATACTTGACGCAACATTAATACCTATGCTTAATGGATTAGCTAAAGCAGCTGAAGTTGTAATGAATGCGTTTGGTATTTTAACTTCCCAACAAGAAGAATACTTACGTTCTGCTGAAACTGCTGAAGGAGTTATATTTAGATTAAATGAAGCATTGGAAGCTGGCGCTGACCCAATGGAAGCATTTAATGCTGCAATGGCAGAAGGTAATGAACTTGGTTTAGAGCAAAAAGATATATTAGAAGATGCAACACAAGCAGCGTTTGGTTTTTCAGAAAAAAGAAGAGAGCAAATAAAAGAAGAGCTTAAATTAAAAGAAGCAACATTAGAACAGTTACAAGCACAAAAACAAAGTGGTTATCAAACACATTTATATACACAACAAATAGCTGATACAGAAGAACAAATTAGAATGCTTAATGGAGAACTGACAAGTAATATATTAAAGCAAGCACACCATGAACGTTCTTCCGCAGCAGCTGCTGATGGTCTTGATGATTTTACAGAATCAACAGAAGAGTCAACAGATGCAGTAGAAGATAACACTCTTAAATTAGACAAAAATACACAAGCTAAATTGAACAACGTATCAATACAAAATGAATCTATTGCTGCAATGTTGAATCTAGTTGGTGCTATTCAAAAAGTTACAGAAATACAAGGTAGAGAAGCAGTAGAGCAAGAGAAACTTAACAAACTAATAGCACAAAGAATAGAATTAGAAAAAATACTTGCTGAAGAAAAAGGCAAAGGGGAAGTGCAGACAGAAGTCGAGTTAGCACAAATAGAAAAATTAAAAAAACAAGAACAAGCGTTATTGACACAACAACAAAAAGGTTTAGACCTTAAATTAGAAATAGCAAGTGCTGAACTTGATTTAGAAGATGCAATAGTATCAAGAGATGAAAAAGGCGAAGAAGCAGATGCCAGAGATGAATTATCGATTAAACAAGCACGAGCTAGATTAGCGCAGCTTAAGGAACAACAAGCAACATCTAAAGACGTAACAATAGAATTAGCAAACGTACAACAAAACTTGCAAGATTCTATTGCAAACTCAACTATGGCAACACAAAAGTTTATTAATGCACAAGCAGGATTAGAAAGATTAAATGTCAGAATATCAGACCAAGTAGCTAAACGTAATGAAGCTGCAATAGATACAGAAGCAGAGAGATTAGAACTTACAGAAGCAAAACTTGCATTAGAAGCTGCAACTATTACTGCACAAGATAGAGGCATTATGTCAGAAGCTAGAAAAACATTAGGTCGTGTCATGGGATTAGATACTGCTGGTGTAAATGCTTTATTTCAATCACTTGGATTAGATTTAGGTTCTTTTGGAAGAGTAAGTAGTGCTAAACCATTTAGACAAATGTTAACAGAAGATGATGCAGGATTTTTACCACCACCGCCACCAGACCCACCACAAGATGAAAAGAAACCAGATACAGAATCATCAATACCAAATTTTGTGGATTTCTTAAAACAACCAGTAGGCGGTTCACTTGGTGGAGTAAATATAAACAGTCCAGTAAGAACGTTTATTGATGAAAGCGCTTTAGATTTAGGTAATCCAAATAGCGCAGCTTCAAGATTTCAAAAAGAACGTGATATAGTTATTAATCAATTTATTGACCCAACTTTAGATGCTGAAGTTAGAACACAAAAACAAATGGATGATTTTAATGCTAAGTTGCAAGTAAATTCTAGGTTTAGAGTATTGTAATGAGTTTTGCAGTTAATATAGCTGGCGTAAATTATGATGCACTAGAAAACAAAGTTTCTATATTAGATAAAGCAGAATCAAGAAGTAGTGCAAAAATACAAATTTATGATGATAAAACATCAGACACAGGAAGTGATGGAACATTTTATGGTTTTGAGTCATTTCAATCAGTAAGTATTACAGATACAAATGGAGATACTGCATTTTCTGGTGTAATCATAAAACCAGTTGCAAGACTAATTAGTCCAACTCAAAGAATCTGGGATTTAACATGTACAGATAATCATTATTACATTGACAAAAGAATAATTGCAAGAGCATATACTAATCAAACTGCTGGCGCTATTGTGCGTGATTTAATAACAAATGTATTTAGTGCAGAAGGTGTAACTGCTGGAACTATACATGATTTATCACTTGTAGATAAAATGGTATTTAACTATGTCAATGGAGATAGAGCGTTACGTATGTTATCTGAATATACAAATGCAGTTTGGTATGTTGATGAAAATAAAGCATTACATTTTTATGAGCGTACATCTAACAATGCACCATTTACAGTTAGAGATGCCGATGTACTAACTAATCCTATGCCATATTTTGACAAAGCAAACTTTAAATATCGTAACAGTCAATTTATTACGAATATTAAAAACGTTACAGATACACAACAAGAATTTTTTACTGGAGATGGTACAAGGCAAACATTTACAGTTGGTTATCCATTTAATGAAATACCAACAGTAGAAGTTAATACTGGTTCTGGTTTTGTATCACAACAAGTTGGTATTCGTGGTCTTGATGATGGTAAAGACTGGTATGTTGCTTTAGGTTCAACAGAGATAGTACAAGAATTTACAGATACTGCTTTAACTTCATCACAAAGTATTAGAGTTACTTACAAAGGTATTTATCAATTAGTTGCACTTGCAAGAGATGATTCAGAAGTTGATAGAATACAAACATTAGAATCTGGTACATCTACTGGTTTTGTTGATGCTGCAACTACACAAGCAGGTATATCTGGAACTGAAGCAGGAATCGACGTTGCGGCTAGTTATCTTGATAGATTTGCGCAAACAAGTACATTAGTTAGCTTTACCACTACTAAAAACACGCCAAATAGGTTAAGAGCAGGACAAGTTTTAGATTTTGAGTTAACTGACCAAGATATATCTGGTGTATTTCTTATTGATTCAATCAATATAAGATTTAGAAATGGTATTACATTTTATGATGTAAAGTGCGTTGCATCTCCGCCAGAATATACATTAGATAAATTTTTGCAGGACATAGATGACAAAATATCTGACGCATTTATTGAAATATCTGAAAACATAGATACAGAAGAAGTATTAGTTGTAAGAGCAGATGGTGGTTCAGAGTCCTCTACAATTACAGAAGTTGATACAGAAACAGTATTAGCATGTCCATTACCAAGTGATTCGACATTAGTTAGTGGGAGTTTAGTTGTATGTTAAATTGGCAAGGCGATATAAATATAAAAGCATTAGATAAAGATGGCAAATTAGTGCAAGAAGATAACTTAAAGAATCTTATAACTTCTGCTGGTAAGAACTTACTTGCAGAATCATTACGTAATTCTTCATTAGATACAGAAATTAAATTTATTTCATTAGGTAGTGATAATACTGCGCCAAGTTCTGGAGACACAACATTAGGCAACGAAACATTTAGAAAAGCAGTAACATCACAAACCGCTGGCGGTTCAGTCGGAATTACAATAACAAACTTGTATGTCGCACCAGAAGAAGCAGTTGGCACAATAGAAGAAATAGGATTTCATAGTGGCAGCAGCGCTTCTGCTACAAAAGATAGTGGAGTTTTATTTGCAAGAGTTTTATATAGTCGTACAAAAACTGCGGTAGAATCAATCCAGATAGAAAGGACAGACACTATTGGCTAACGTAGGCGAATATTATACTCCAACGTCATTTACTGCTGGAGTTACTCCATTATCACAAGATAATATGAATAACATTAATGATGGTATTAATGGCATTCAAACCGCAGGAGTTTTACAAAATGGTACTAATATTGGAGAGAATAAAACGCTAGCTAGCGGTTTTAACTATATATTAGTTGCACCGATAACAATAGATAGCGGAAGCACATTAATAGTGAATGGAAGATTAAAACTTTTATGAGTGAAATAAACGTAGATACAATAGCAGGTAGTGGCGGTACAACAGTAACAGTAAAATCTGGTCATACTTTAACACTTGTTGCAAACATGAATGCAGCAACTGCAAAAATAACAAACTTAGGCGACCCAACTGCTGCACAAGACGCAGCAACAAAAAATTATGTTGACACACAACTTTTAACTTTAGACACGATAGGAGAACTTACAGACGTAACTATTACATCAGTTGGAGACAATGAAGTATTAGCTTATGATTCATCATCTGGTCATTTTATAAATCAGACTGCATCAGAAGCAGGATTAGCTACATCTGGTAATTTAACTACTCATACATCTTCAACTGCTAATCCACATACAGTAACAGTTGACCAAGCATTTGCTGGTGGCGTACCAACAGGAGATTTAAACATAAACAGTAATAAACTTACTAATGTAACTAATCCATCAAGCGCACAAGATGCAGCAACAAAGAATTATGTTGATTCACAAGTACAAAGCAAAGATGCGCTATCAGAGTTATCTGGTAATTCTGACGACGTTGCAGAAGGTTCTAGCAATTTATACTTTACTAACGAAAGAGTAGATGATAGATTTAACTCATTATTTCAAGATGGTACTGGTCTTACTGGTACTTATGATGACGCTTCGAATACATATACTTTAAATTTAGATTCGGTAACAGTTTCGGAAATAGCAGCTGGTACATTAGTAATTGAATCAGAAGGAATAGCAAGCAATGACAATGACACAACTATTGCTACTTCTGCTGCAATTAAAGATTTTGTTGATACACAAGTTACTGCTGCGGTAACAGGTGGTACAACTTTAAATGCTGCGGTTTTAAATAAAGATGACAACACAGTCATAACTGAATATCAAGTTACAGTAGCAGATGATGGTTCTGGTTCACAAAATGTATTTTTGTATGATGGCGAAAAAGAATCAAGATTAAATTTACAAGCAGGAGAAACAGTAAGATTTATACTTTCAGATTCTTCAGTTGCAACTCATCCATTTGGTTTGTCTATTGTAAAAGATGGTAGTCATAATTCTGGTTCAGAATACACAACTGGTAAAACTGCTAATGGTACACAAGGTACTTCTGGCGCTTATGTTGATTATGTAATTGATGCAGGTTCAGCAGATACACTATATCCTTATTGCAGTACTCATTCTGGCATGGGCGGAGATTCAGTATTCGTTACTGGTAAATATATTAATGAAGATTCAATAAGTACACTAACAAATAAATCAATAGATTCTGATAACAACACAATAACAAATATTGTAAACGCAGATATAAAGTCAAGTGCTGCAATATCACAATCTAAATTGAATTTAGCAGTAACAACTTCAGAAATGTCTGCATCTACTTTAGTTGTAGAATCTGAAGGAATTTCATCTAATGACAATGATACGACAATACCTACATCCGCAGCGGTAAAAGATTTTGTTGACACAACAATAGCAGCAGGTGGTTTTGCTGATATAGGATTAATAATAGCACTAGGATAGGAAAGGTAAAAAATGGCAAATGTATTTAAGAACGCAACACATGATGGAACTACATCATTAGCTGACTTAATACCAGCGTTGGATGCTAACCATGAGGCAATAGTCTTAATGTTAAGAGCAACTAATGTAGATGGAACTAACGATGCAACAGTAGATGTCAGAGTAGTAAAATCTGGTAGTGATTCTTACTTAGCTTACGAAATGTCAGTACCAGCTGATACTTCTTTAGATGTATTAGGAACATCAAAGTTAGTTCTCATGGCGACTGATAAAATACAAGTTAAAGCATCAGCAACATCTGATATAGAATTTTTTGCAAGTTATCTTGAAATAACAGATTAGGAGTAACCAATGTCATTTGGATATTTGGGAGATACTTCTACCAAGATTAAACAACATAGAAAAAACGAAGGCATACTGACTCCACAAGATGTAATTGATTTAGAACCTAAAAATCATTTAGGACAAAGTTTAGAACTTATTGAATCTAAAAATTTGACTGGTACTACGCCAAGTTCAATAGCATTTGAATCTATAAAAGAAAGTGAATATAAAATTCATTACTTGCAATATAACAATTTACAAATTAGTGGTTCTGACACTATCAGAATGCGTGTATCACAAAATGGTGGTACAAGTTATGATAGTTCCAGTAATTATAGTGGCGCAGTACAAACAATGACAGAAGGTCTTTCTTTTGGACATTCAGTACGAGTTGATTATGACGCATTTGATAGATTTGGACAGAATGCAGTTGGACAACCTTATAGTGGTCATATATACATATATAATGCAGGCGATAGTGCAAGATTTACAACAGTTACGTTTCACGCATCGAATCAAGAAAATGGTTTTAGATTTGGTGGAATGGCTTACGAATTAGCAAATACAGTAAACGCATTACAATTATTTTTAACTTCTAATAGCTTTCAAGATAATAGTCCGAGTGTCAAATTGTATGGACTAAAATTATGAGTGCATTACGATACATAACATCTGCATCGTGTACTGCATCAACAAACTTAAAAGTAGAAAATGTATTCAGTACAGATTATGACGTTTACATGGTTCAAATAAATAATCATGATGGTAATGGTACTGACTGCGATTTATTATGCAGATTTGTAAATCTTAATGGGATAATATTAGATTCTAGTTACGACGATGCAGTATTGTTGCAAAGGGCTTATGGCGTAGCTGGCGACCAAAATGACCAAAATGAAACTGAATTTGGTTCATTAGGTTTTTATAGTGCAACAACATTTGGTCAAGAAAAAGGAATGGGAACTACTTTTTTTGTTATTAATCCAGCAGATGGCAATAGTTATACTTTTGCTAGATGGGAAAATGCAGGTATTTCACATTTAGGTACTCCAGCGCGTAGAGGAATTGCAGTACATAAACAAGCTGAAACAGTTACAGGTTTATTTTTTCTTGGCAATTCTTCACAAGATTTAGATTTAGAAATGGATATTTATGGAATTAGGAGAGACTAATGGGATTACATCAAGTTGACAAAGTAGATGTAACAAGTGCAGTAAGCGATATACAACTTACAGGTATTAATACTGACGATGTATATATGCTTATAGGTACTGGTGTTCATGTAGTTACAAATGGTGGATTTATACAAACAAGAGTTGTAAAAGATGTAGGCGGTACACCTACAACATTAAGTGATGATGATTACAAAATAGCAGCAATGAGTTTAAGAGCTAATTCAACTTTTTATGATTACGCAAATAATGGTGTTAATAGAACTGAAATATATTGGCAAGGTGCGCAACCACATAGTAATGATGTAAATGGAGAAGGTGCAGCTTGCATAATGTATTTACACAATTTTAATAGTTCATCAGAATACAGTTCTATAATTATAAATGATATGGCTATTGAAAGTACCTCAACTTCAATAAATGGTAATGTTGGCGGTGTTCAATTTGCAGTAAATGAAGCACACATTGGTATCTCAATAAGTGGATATAGTACAAATATAGATGGCGGTAAGTTTACTCTTTATCGTATAGGAGAATAAATGTCAAAATATGGATATATAGGAAAAGAAAGCGACATACCGCAGCAAGCATTTCATTCTAATGCTGGTCTGCTTACTACTAACGACATTATTGACCTAAGCAATAATAATAAATTGACACAGTATGGTCAATTAGAGCTTATAGAATCTAAAACATTTAGTGGAGTAAGTTCAGTAACATTTGAAGATATAGATGTCGATACTTATAATACACATTTTTTAACTTACACATTTCATACTGGTAGTCATGATGTTGGTATATTTGGTAGATTTGGATATGAAAATTTAGATGGTACTTACGCTTATGAAGATGCTAATAATCAATACGCTAATCAATACAATGAAGCAGATGGAACTAATGGAGAATATAAATCAACAAGCATGTGGGCGCACCAACACGCTAATTTAGGAAGTATGGCATCTGGAGATGATGGTTTTTTTAGTGGATATGCGTATTTGTATCAAATGGGAGACTCAACAAAATACAGTTTTATAAATGTTCACTCGGTTTACAATTCCAGAACTGATAATAACGCAGCAATGAATTATGGTGGTGGTGTTTTTCCTACCGCTAAAAGACACAACTCTTACTACATAGCGCCAAATACTGGAACAACAAGCGGTAGAGCTGCTATTTATGGAATAAGGTCTTACTGATATGGCAACAAATTTAGAATTTATAAATAAGATTGAAGGCGACACAGTTGCTAATTTAGAACTTACAAATATATTTAGTAGTAAATACGACCATTATAAAATACAAATATATGAAGAAGAAGTTGGTAATTCTGATTACAACTATTTTAGAATTATAAATGCCAGCGGAACTGATACTGGAAGTAATTATGCTTATTCATCACATTTAATGTATTCACACACAACTTACGCACAAGTAAAAAGCACAGGTACAACAACTGCTAATTATTTAGGTTATTTATTTCCAGCTGGTTATGATGATGGCATAGGTGTTACATTAGACGTTTATAATCCAGCTGATACTAGCAGCTATACATATTTTATAAGTTCATCCGCTAGTTTTGCTAATGGAGTTGCATACTATGGTGTAAAAGGATGGCATATTCATAAAGTAGAAGAAGCAATTACAGGATTAAGTATTGAAAGAACTGGTAACTTTAATCGAGTAAAAGCAATAATATATGGAGTAGGATAAATTATGGCAGGCGCATTAGTACATATTGGAACTGAAGTAGCTGGCGGTTCGGATGCAACTTTAAAAATAACTGGAATTACAAGTGATTACGACGTATATTTATTAGTAGCTAAAGGTATAAAACCAGCAACAGACGATGACATAGCATGGAGAGTTACAAAAGGCGGTACTATACAAGATGATAGCGCTTATGATAATGCCAGAAAAGACCAACCATCCAATGCAAATATGCAAGACAATGAAGGCGATGGTGCAAACGCAGTTACAAATGCAAACA